GTGTCGAGGAACGCTTTGGCCGCGTCCCACGCCTTTGCGCGCTTTTCGCGCAGTTCAAGAATTTTACTCATTGTGTTTGTCCTCCTAAAAATTAATGTAAAATTAATGAGAGCCGTTTATACAGGCTCTCGATTGGGATTTTTACTATTTTGCTGCATTCGCCGCCGTTGATGAAACAATTTCTTTTGCGGCAATCCGTGTTTTTGTCCGGATCGCAGTTGACCAGTTTTTCTCCTCGCTTTCTACTGTACTCATCGACACGAGCTTTAAATAAAATGGAGTTGGTAACAGCGACCGGACTGAACATACCGCCATTCCATGCGAACGCCGATTTGTCGTCTTTAGCAACATCATCGCCGGTAAACATCACTTTATCGGCGAATCCAAGCTCCACGGCTTTGTTCGCGTTCATCCATGTTATATTGTCCATGAGGTGAGCAAGTTTCACGCGGGATATTCCTGTTTTGAGCTCGTATGCGTTGATTATTGATTCTTTGACCTCATCAAGCATTTCCTGTGCACGGCGCATTTCTTCGGCATCGCCCCACGCAAGGGTTGACGGGTTGTGTATCATCATCATAGACACAGGGGACATATAAACCTCGCCGCCTGCCATTGCGACGACGCTGGCCGCCGACGCCGCGATACCGTCGATCTTGACAGTGATGGCGCCATTGTATTCCATAAGCATATTGTAAATCTGCGCCGCCGCGAAGACGTCGCCGCCCGGCGAATTAATCCAGACCGTGACAGGCCCGCTGCTCGCCAGCAGTTCTTTCTTGAACTCAGCGGGCGTTACCTCGTCCCCCCACCATGTTTCCTCGGCAATCGGGCCGTTTAAGTAAAGAGTGCGCCCGCCCGACGTTTCATCACGCACCCAATTCCAGAATTTATTCATCATCTGCCTCCGTTCTTTTTGCTCTGTTGAGCGTCATCATGTTCCCGTTTACGAGATACAAGTCGCCGCCGTCTTCTGCCGGGATTTTGTTGAGGTTTTCAAGCTCTCGAATATCATTCGCCGACATCCACCCGTTTTGCCGAGCGGTTGAGTAACCGGACATCCTGCTTTGGTAGTCGCCACGCAACAATCCATCGAGATTGAATTTTACAAACAGCTTGGATTTTTCTGAGGGTAATATAAGAGCTTGCTGTATAGATTGCTCCCACCTGACCACCCACGGATTGAGCGTATACTTGACAAACTCCAGCGATTGTTGCTCGATGTTTGAAAAGCTGCTTTTTTCAAGGTCGGCAAGCATATGGGGCGGAACCCTAAATATCCGCGCAATCTCGTTTATCTGAAATTTACGCGTTTCCAAAAACTGTGCTTCATTTGGCGGTATGGACAACTGGTGGAATTTAAGCCCGTCTTCAAGCACGGCGATTTTATGAGAGTTTGAGCCGGAGAATCTTTCTCCCCAGCTTTCGCGCAGATTTTCCCGGGCTTTTTGGTCAAGCGTGCCGGGATGTTCCAGCACGCCGCCGGGATTCGCGCCGTTGGAAAAAAATGTCGCCCCAAATTCTTCCGTCGCTATGGAAATTCCAATCGCTTGCTTTGCCATCGCTATCGGCGAGTATCCAATGAGCCCATCGAACCCAAGCCCGGGGATATGCAGAACATTATCACGCCGAAGTTTTATATCGCCTTTATCAGACTGGTATGTATAAACGATATTGTTTGAGTTGTCCCTGTCGACAGTTATCTTGTTCGGCAAGAGTGGGTACAGTGCAATCACTTCACCGCGCCCGTTCCTTATAATTTGAGCGTAGGCATTTCCCCATAATAAAAGATGGCTCATTAGCGTTTCGCGAAACACTAGCGAAGTCATCTCAGGATTTGGCTCATCATGCAGAATGTAATACAGTGGATGTGTTACTATTTGATCTTTGCCGCCGTCATCATTGTACTGATATAGGTGGAGCGGCAGGCTGGCAACGGATTCTGATAATATACGGACACAGGCGTAAACCGCCGTTGTCTGCATGGCCGTGCTTTCATTGACAGCCTTTCCGCTGGACGTGCCGCCAAACAAAAACGAATATCCGCCGCCGATTTTATTTTGAGGCTTGTCGCGGGATTTAAATAATCCTTTGAGCGGATTGGTCATATAAACAACAGCCCCCTTTCGCTGTAGACGCTTTCACGGGATTGATTCGCCCTGATGGTAGCTCTGGAAATTCCCATAATCATCGCAATGGCACCGTCTATCTTCTCGGTCGATTTCCTTTTATTGGGTTTTATATCGCCCGCCGCGTTCTCCTCTACGATCATATTCCCAACATTCCAGTCAAGGACGGGGTGTTTTCCGTGTCTGATTTTCCCCTCCATGACAATTTGGTAAAAATCCTTGCTCGCGGGTGACATCGATCCATACCCCTGTCCAAATGGGAAAGCGACAAACCCGCATTCATCTCCAAGTTCTTCTAGGTCACGCCTCACCCTATCCGCGCTCCATCGGTCATATGCTATTTCTTTTATACTAAATCTTTCGGTCAGCTTCCGAATAAATTCTGTAATATACTCATAGTCCACGACATTTCCGGGCGTGGTATTGAAAACGCCTTGTTTTTGCCACACGGCATATGGCACATGATCCCTGCGCGTCCTAAATTCTATGACTTCTTCTGGAAGCCAATAAAAAGGCATCACAGTGTATTTTTTATCTCCGCCGTACGGAGGAAACACGAGAACCAGCGATGTCAAGTCATTTGTGGATGACAAGTCGAGCCCGCAATAACAGTCGAGCCCTTCAAATTCTTCCCAGTCAATATCGCACCCTCCATTGTCCCACTTATCCATTGGCATCCACCTAACATCGGCGTTACACCATTCATTAAGCCTGAATTGTCTAAAGTGCATTTCTTCGCGGACATTTTCCTTTGCTTGCAGATACGCCGCTCTGACATCGTCTATTGATATTGTGGTGCCGATTGATGGATTTACGCGCCGCCAGACTTCCTCGCTCCCCCAGTCGTCCCCATCCCGAATCCCAAAGATCGCTGGATAAAATGTCGGATCAATCTTGTTGCCATCGAGTACCGCGATCGCCTTGCTGTGAATCTCATAGCACAACGAGTTTTTATCTCGTCCGGCTGTTGTTATGAGGAAATATAGCGGCTGCAACCGGGCATCTCCAGTATACATGGTCATTGTATTGAAAAAGTCACTTGTTTTCTGCTCGTGCAGCTCGTCAAAAATCAATCCCGACACATTGAACCCTTGTTTAGATTTAAGCTCCCCGGATAATACCCTGTAGAAGCTATTGGTGTGCGAAAAGATGATTCGCTTGGTCGACGGAACGATATTTGCAAGCTCGTTGATGCCGTCATGCTGCTTTATCATCGCGATCGCAGTGTCAAAGACTATTCTAGCTTGTTCTATATCAGACGCGCAAGAATATACCTCCGCTCCCCTTTCCCCGTCTGCAAACAGTAAGTATAAGGCGATGGCAGACGCAAGGGCTGACTTCCCGTTTTTCTTCCCAATCTCAACATAAGCCGTCCTGAATTGTCTTGTGCCATCTTCCTTGACCACACCAAACAAGTCTCTAACAATTTGCTCTTGCCACGGAAGCAGCAAAAATGGCTTGCCATACCACGGGTCTTTAACATGACGCAGGGAGTTTATGAAACTTACGGCGAAGTCCGCTCTGTTTTTGTCATAATGAGATGTAGATAACATTAGATGAGTGGGATTATACTCAAACAACGCTAAAACCCCCTATTTGCCAACATCTCCAAAAACGTGTTTTTGCTTTCATTTTGGGTGTCGCTGTATCTATTAATAATCTGCATAATCAGGTTAAAGTCATCGCGCATCGCCTTGTAGTAGGCTTGACCCGCTGTGACATAGGGTGATAGCTTTAACTCTATGGTCATACGACCGATTTTTCGGTTCATGCACTCACAGGCAAGAAAACCTTGTCTGTTGATTATATAGTCGGTAATTGTCTGTGGGGCAACATACCCCTCGCATCCCATGGCCGAAATGAACGACTCGATCTCATCTCTCAGCGCATCCACAGCCGGGACTTCCTCCTCGCACTCCTTCATGGCCATTGAGAAATATTCGGCCATGATATTTTTTAAATCCACTTTTTTTACAGGCAGTTTCGGCTTTGCTTTTCTGGCCTTGCCCTTTCCTTCAAGTTTCATGTCTTGTATATTTTTCCGAGGGCGGCCTGCCCCCGGACGATAACCCCCGCTGGGCATGAGTATCACCCCGTTTGATTTTTTGATTATTTTTTTTGATTTTTGATTTTTGGATAATTCACGCGATAGTCCATGTACGTTACTTTTCGCATCCCCGCCAGAGATTTTTACTCCCCTTGGACTGTCCCCCCAAATTCGGACACGAGATCGTCACCCTGCGCCCCATGTCTCCCTTGCCGTCTCTCGGCTGTGGCAACTCTTGCATAGCGCCTGTAGGTTTGACCGGTCATGCGTGCCGCCGCGGTCAAGCGGTATCTTGTGGTGCACCTCCTGCGCCGGTGTCAGCCGGTTATGGCTTTGGCACTCCTCACACAAAGGGTGCGCCGCTATGTACGCCGCCCGTACCTTTATCCATAGGCCATCATATCTCTTTCGTGTGGCCGGGTCTCTTGCATGAGCCTCGTACCTCTTGGCCTCCGATTTGGTGTGAGTTGAGCAAAATCTATCGTGGGTCAGCTCCGGGCACCCCGGATGCTTGCACGGTTTCTTCGGTTTGTGTGGCACCGCGGTTACTCCATTCCTTAAATGAGATAAGTGATTTAATTAATATCACCCGAATAAAAAGATCAGCATATGATATGTGTAAATAACTATGAGGAGTTGATTTTTTTTGAACCCCATATCACCGAATTTGTATCGCCACGGCAATCCTTTTGCAAGTCCTAACCCTCAAACATATCCCAATCCTCCTGCTTATATCAAGAAGTTTAACCTCATTGAAGATATGCGTCTGGCTTGGTTACAACATGTTTACTGGACACGTATGCTACTAATCAGCATTGCAGATAGGTTGAATGATCAGAGTTATGTAACTGACCGATTATTAGAGAATCCAAAGGACATAGCAGATATTTTTGCCGTCTATTATGGAAAAGACGTCGCAAATACAATTGACCAACTGCTTACCGAGCACCTGAAAATCGGTGCTAATCTGATCACAGCCCTTCGTGACGGCAAAAATGAAGAAGCAAATATACTGAAACAGCAATGGTACCAAAACGCTGATAAAATGGCTGATGCTTTCAGCGGCATTAATCCATATTATCGCCGCGAAGAAGTCCGCCAAATGCTATACCGTCACCTTGATCTCACCACTCAGGAAGTTGCTATGCGGCTGGCGGCCAATTATTCGGCTGACATTAAAGCATTTGGCCAAGTCGAGAAGGAAGCTTTAGAAATGGCAGATTATTTTTCTTCTGGAATTATCCGACAGTTCCCTCAAAGGTTTTAAGTTCTTTAAAATCTACCATAGCCCGCAGTTCTTCATGTAGACTATTTTCTCGATTGCTTTTATGTCGGGAGGCATATGACGCTTAATAACTTTGACCTTCCCCGAGCACCCGTTTTTATCGGCCTCAATGATTTTTTCCTCATATTCATATCCCAAAGCTTTCTTGAGCAGAGAATCTTTAAGCCCTTTTTCGTCAAAAACTATTGAAACGCACCCCTGACTAATATATAATTAGCAGGATAGTTGTCCGGACACGAAAACTATCCTGTTTCAGAGGGTCATCTCTGGGTCAGCGGGGGCGGAGTTCGCAGCTTCGCCCCTAGACTGCTTTTTGAATTAAATTTGCAATGTCGGTCTTTTTTCCGGCTCGTGTGAGTTCTATCACTGCGCCGG